ATTGGCCGCGCGCTGATCGTCGATGACCTTCTTCAGCGGGTAGCCGAGATCGACCCCCTTCGTCAGGGCCATGATCGGAGTCTGATTCACCAGGTCGTTGTTCAGCCGGAAGACCAGCCGCACGCGCGTCGTGTCACCGAAGATCATCCCCCCCTCCGTGACGGCGATCTCCTTCAGCAGCTCCGCCAGACTGGCCCGTGGCTGCCTGCCCATGACGGCGCCCTGGGAGGTGTCCCCCTTGACGATGTAGCCATAGCCGTTCTCCACCAGCAGCCGGACGAACCTGATCCACCCCACCTCGCCGTTGTAGGCGTTGAAGGGGTTGCGCGCGTCCGCGGAGTTGACCAGGTCCAGCGCGAGATCGGACACGCCGAAAATGTGGGAGAAGGAGGCCTTGTCCGTGTAGCTGTTCGCCACGATGCGCCAGGCCACGGGGTATCCCACGGTGACGTTGACGAAGGAGCCGGTGGTCCCGAAAGAGGTGATCGCGTCCTGCTGATACCAGGCCGGCTCATAGGTCACGATGGAGCCAGAGACGCTCACCTTGATCCGATACCGAACCCATTGGGTGACATCGACCCCCGTGCCGAACAGCACCGTCTGGGAGTCCAGCAGCGTGGAGAACAGGTCATAGACAGCGATCTCGAAGGAGCCGTTGTTCACCCGCCAATACCAGGTGCGCTGCATCGTGTCGGACCACTGGAACATGGCGATGTACGGTGCCGCCGCTGGGACGGCGTCCAGCTTCATACAGAAGCAGAGCTGGTATCCGTCACTGGAGGAGTCGAAGGTGAAGAAGCCTCCCATGGCTCCGTTCAGATCGACCGTGGGTGAGGAGAAGCTCCCCGCGGGCCCCTCATCGGCACCGAGATCGACCAGCCCGGACGTGTAGTAACCAACGTTGGCCGGCGCCGAAAGGTTGGTGAAGTTGGCCGCATCGGGCCCTTCCTCCAGCGGCCAGTAACCGAGCAGGGTGGCGCCGTACGAGGTGATCTGACGCCGGAGCGGGGAGATCCCCAGGTCATCTGCCTTACCGATCCGGCGTAGTGGATCGTCCGCGGTGATGTTCGTCCAGCTCTTGCCGGCCACCGTGGGCACGTGATCGACCGTGGTCTCCGGGCGCCAGGAGCCGATCTCCCCGGCGCTGATCACCCTGGCCGCGTACGCGCTGTACGTGAAGTTGTCCCAGGTGACCACCTGCGGGACGCCGGAGGCGAAGAGAGGCTGGAGGTTGGCGCGCAGCCCGATCAGGCCGGAGGCGAAGGAGGAGTCCCGGACGGACAGGTTCCAGAGAACAGGCTCGGGGTCGGCTGCGGGCCAGACCTTCATGCTCATGTGGTTGTTGAACCAGCGGAGCGCCATGTTGCAAGACAGGCCGGCGGCAACGGGGCTCATCGTCAGATGGGTGATGCCGAGATCAGAGGCCACGCCGGCGATGCGCTCCACGAACCGGAGCTCAATCGGACGTCCGTCCCGGTCCCAGTAGATCGAGCACTGGTAGTAGTTCGACGCGTCCTGGTAGTTGAACATGATCGTTGTCTCGATGTCATCCCCGGTGGGGTCCACGGGGATGGTGACCTTGACTCGGATCTCGCCGGAGGCCTTCGTGCCGGCCAGGGTGGCGCGCCGGGAGGTGTTGATGGACCCCAGGGACATGCGCCCCAGACCACCGGAGACGGAGTAGTCCGAAGCGCTCCCACCGGAGTTGGTCCACGCCTGCCCCGTGTCGGTGCTGCCCCATCCACTGGCCGCGCTCCGGTCGAAGGCGTCCGAAACGGATATGGCAGCCTCATCGAACATCAGCATCCGGGCCTGCGTGTTGGGCCCAATCTTGCCGTAGAGCGGGGACAACGGGTTGCTCGGGTCCATGCTCAGGTCATCGTTGACCAACGTCACGTCGAAGGAGTTGGGCTCCATGCCGGTCAGATCGGAGGGGCCCACCTTGAGCTTCCAGCCCTCCTGCTCATACGCCTGGACCTGTTGCCAGGCGCCGTCGTAGAACAGCTCGAATCCGCGCTCGCTCACGCCAGCACCCGGATGCCAAGCTGACTGGCACGGCCGCCCTTGCGGTCGATCCTCTCGGCCAGGAGGGAGAGCAGGGTGTCCAGCAGGGCGTCACCGCGGGGGACCTCAATCCACTGGCCGCCTCCACCCACCTGGGAGGACTCCGAACTCACCCGCTCGCCCGCGCGCAGGATGGAGAGCACCTCCTGGCCGGGCACTCCAGGGACCTTGCCGCCGGAGTGGTAGGTGGGCAGGCGCGGGGCGGAGAAGGAGTTTCCGCCGATGCCAGGCACCCACCCGGGCACAGTGAAACTGAGCCGGCCTACGGTCCCGTTCCAGGCGCGCGCGATGGCATTGAAGGCGGCGCGGAATGGCGCGGTGATGCTTGATCCGATGCCGGAGAAGACCCGCTTGATGCCGCCTCCGAGGCTGGAGAACCAACCGGTGACCTTGCTCCACACGCTCTTGATCCGATTCCAGGCTGAGGAGAAGAAGTTCGGCAGGGTGTTGGAGAACCAGTTGCCGACGTTCGATGCAACCTTCTTGAGCTGATCGAAGGCGCGCGTCAGGGACGGCATGATCTTTTCGGTGAACCAGTTGGAGACTGCCTGAGCGGCAGCCTTGATCCCGCCCCAGGCCACCCGCCACGCGTCCTGGAACCAGGTCGTTTTGGTGGCTATCAGGACGATCACGGCAACCAGCGCGACGATCGCGGCAATGATCCAGGTGGTGGGGGAGGCTAGCTGGGCCGCGTTCCAGGCCCACTGTGCGGCCGTCACCAGCCCCACCACGCCAACCACGCCGGAGAGGATGGGGGTGAGCAGCTGGAGGTTGTCGTTCCACTTGGACAGCCCCGACGGGTTGGCTTCAGCCATCGCGTCGTTCAGATCGAGCTGCGCATCCTTGCCGTCCCGAACCGCTTGCGCGCCGTCCAACGCGTACTGCTTGCCATCGGTGAGCGCCTGGTTGGCGTCGATGCGCGCCTGGTTGGCATCCTCCAGGGCCTGCTTCTCGTCAAGCTGAGCCTGCGAGAGATCAACCGATGCCTGCTGAGCTTCGGTGCTGTTCTTGCCGTGCTCCTTGACCGCCTTGTTGTAGTCATCCAGGGCGGTCTTCGCGTCGATCTGGGACTGCTCCAGGTCGATCGCGGACTGCTCCAGGTCGATGCCGGCCTGACGTCCGTCAGCCTGGGCCTGGTTCAGGTCCACCTGGCTCTGCTCCAGGTCGATCGTGGCCTGACGCTGGTCAAGGTAGGCCTGCTCCACGTCCGCCTGAGCGCGCGCCAGCTTCATGGCCCGTTCCCGACTGGCGTTCTGGATGTCCACCAGGCCCTGCATGGCCGCGCCGGCAGCATCCACGCCATCGGTCACGCCAGAGATGCCGGCGCCGAGTGAGCCGAGCTTGGAGTTGAAGTCTGTGGAGGCCTGGCCGGCGCTCTGCATGTCGGAAGCAGTCATGTTGCTGGAGGCGCCAACGGTCTCCAGTGCGTCATCGGCGCGCTTGGCCGCCTGCTCCAGACCGCGGGAATCGCCGGCAAACTCCAGGGTGACCTTGTTAGCCACTAGTCCACGTCCAGTCCGGCATTCTGAGCCACCTTCTTGAGCGAGCCTTCAGCAAATCCAGCGATCTCCGCACGGTACTTGCGCACGGTGGGGAACAGGTAGCGGCCCTCCTTGATGAAGTCCCGCTTCACACTCTTCTTCTTGCCCGTCCGTCCGCCGAAGTCGAGCCAGGGCATGTACTCCGCCCCGCGGCCACCGTAGGTGATCCGGGAAGAGGTCCGGGTGCTCTTGGCCTTCCAGCTGCGCCGCGCGGCGCCAGTCCGGGTGGGCACATCGGGGAGCGCCTTATCGATCACGAAGCCGGCCACGGAGTTGAGCGCCAGACGAGTGGCCGTGGGGGCTGTCTTGTCTACTGCCTTGAGCGCCTTGTTCATCTCTTTGATGCCGTCGACATGGATCGTTGCCAGCACCTCAGACATGAACCCCTCCTACCTCTTGCTCTTCAGCATCGCCATCTCATCGCGCTGAGCTTTGCGCCCGATGTACACCCCCCACTGGACAAACTCGCTCTGATCGAGTCGGGCCCTGAGCTCCGCGACAGTGCAGTGAAACACCTTCTCGGCCAGGTAGAACTCGAACTCCAGAGACGGGTCTTCTTCAAACGCCAGGTACGCCGCTTTTGTCGGCACCCTTCCCGAGACCACTGAGAATGTTGATCTTCAGCGCCAACTCGTTGATCTCCGTGATGCCGGAAGCGGACTGCCAGTCCGCCACGTCATCCTCCGTCAGCCCCTCCGGGATGACCACGGCGCGCGAGAGCACGAAGCGCTCCTGCATCCGCGGATCGTCCGGGTAGTTGCGCTGAGCAATGAGGAACTCCCCGCGGCTGATCCCGGTGATCTGGATCAAGCCGACCCCCGGGAGGTCATAGTCCTCCACGTGACTCTTGACCCGATCGCGCTTGAGATCCGCCTTCGTGGCGTACTCCGTCATGCCGGCTCCCCTGGATGACTTGTTGGACAGTTGAAGGTTGAACTGTTGAAGATCGTGATCTTACGTCTGGGTGCTATTGACGATCGCGCCGGAGACCTGGAGGTCCGTGGACCACGTGATCATATCGGCAACCGGACGGGTCTCCGTGTACTTGAGCACCAGCACCTCACCGGTCCGCGCCGGCTTGCCCGTACCCGTGCCCTCCGGACGCTCCACCCAGCTCACGTTAGAACCCACCAGGGGCTCGATGATGGCCCGCGGCCCGGAGGTGGTGGAGGAGTCGTAGATCCCGCCGATGGTGCCCGTGGAGTTGAGCAAACCGCCCTTGAAGACGTGCGCCCCCTGGCCGTAGGTGGTCACGTCGTGGGAGTCGGAGGTCTTCTCGATCTGAGAGGTGTTCATGTAAGGGCTGATGTCCTTCGCAGCCAGTACGTAGGAAACATCCTTCCCGTGGACGAAGGTCATGGAACTCTCCTAGGTGCCGGACCCGACAACATCGAGGGTGAATAGGGCGCCCTGGAAGTCTTGCTTCTGCCACGTGATCACGTCGAACTCACACGTCTTCACGATCACTTGATCGCACGCAGTATACGGGGGGTCCGCCTCCAGCACGGAGATCAGCGAGCCGGCGCCGGAGGTGGCCGCATAGAGTCCGATCCGCGCGAAAGCCTCCTGATCATCGGCCGCGCCGGTCAGAATCATCAGCG